GTTTTCTTCTTGAATCTTCTTTTGGTTGGATTCAAACAAGTTCTTTTTTGATTCTAAAGCAACCAAATATTCCGCGAAATCTTTTTCAGAAATACGCGCAAGATCAATTGATGAATCTTGGAAACCGTGTAACATCTTTGTTGCAATGATTGAACCGCGTGTACTTCTTGTTTTTTCACGCGCTTGTTCAAGTTCATGTGCTTTTAAACGGTCATTCTCAGCTTTGAGACGAGCGTTTTCTTGTTCCTGTGCTTTTTGTTGCTCGGCTAATTTTTTCTTTTGGTTTTCGATTTCAATTTGTTGCTCACGGAGTTTTCTTCCATGTTCGGCATTGGCTTTTTGTATTGCTTCCTGTTCTTCACGGAATTTGCGTTCTTTTTCTTCTTGATCAGCTTTTTTCTTAGCTTCCTCAGCTAGTCGTGTGTCTTCTACCTTTTTAGCTTCTGCCTTAGCGCGTTCAATTTCTGCATTTTCAAAATCAGTTAATGGCTTTCTGATTTGTTCTTTCAAAGCATCAAGTTCATCACGAATGAATTTACGCTCATTATCAACTTTGGTGCATTTTTCGGCCCATTCTGATTTTAAATCTTTACCAGCATTATCTAAGAAGGTTTTACTTCTAGTAACGCTATAAGCCTGTGAAGCAATTTTTTGTCTACCTTCGCTTGTATTAATGTCAGCAATAAAATCTAATGATTTCATTTTAATCGCATCAACAATATTTTTTGCTTCAACCCTTGCAGAAAAAACTAATTCAGCTTTAAACCTTTTTTCACCTTCTTTTGTAAACAAAACCAAATCATTTTTAACATCGTCTTTTTTAATTAATTCCATTTCCATCTTAATTCTCCGTTAAGTTTTTTTATATTAATTCAAGAATCTTTTTTTAGCATCACAAGAATGCACTTGATAATACATTTTACCGCTATAAACATTTTTCATAAAGTCTGGTAAATCACTAGCTTCATCTTCATTGATTCTTTTAAACCAAACTTTATTTAAAGTATTCCATGCGTAACCTTCATTTTTAAGAATATCTTTTGATTCAAAAGGCGCACCAGTTGCAAGAACCATAACTTCTTTTTGCGAACCATTATAAAGCAATTCCATAAAGTAAGAATTTCCTGCGACATCCTTGCAATTCATTAATCTAAGTGTAGCCATGCAGTCAATATGCGCTCTATGGCCATCATAATAAAAACCATTATCACGGCAAAGTGATTGCAAGGCACTTGATGAAAAACCTTTGTCTTTCCAATCAATATCGTTTTTAGTGCAAATCCAAAGTTTTTCTCTTGAGTTTAAAAAATTATTATGACAAAAATTTCTATCAAATTGTGCATTGTGCGCAAAAACAATATCTGTTTGACCAAAAACTTTTTCAATTACATCAACAGGCATAACCATATCTTTTAAATCCTCGTCTTTAATGCCTGTTATTTTTATAATTTTTTCGCTCAATGGTTGCTTTGGGTCTGATAAAAAAGAACCAGTACCACGAACTTTAATAATTTCTTGAGTTAAAGATGAATATTCAAACATGGCAAAACCAAATTCGATTATCTTATCTTCATTGTAATCTAAACCAGTTGTTTCTAGGTCGATAACCAAGCCTACTTTATCACCTGATTGATCAGTTTTTGGCAAGAAAGAGGAACTGCCATCATAATATTTGATGATTTTATCTGGCTTTTCCATTATAGTAAATCCCCCTTTTTGAGTCCCAAGGCACTTTCTAGTGCCTTGATTGTATCGCCTGTAACATTTAATTTTTCACCGTCAATTATTCGGCTAATCGTTGAAATGTTCACACCTGATATTTTGCTTAACTCACCCATTGACATACCTGATGCCTTAAACTTTTCGATAAAATTTTTACAATTCATAATAATACCCTCACATCTTCGTAACCAGTTAAATATTTATTTGAAGTTTTCATTTCTTTTAATCTACGCACTTGTTTTTTTACTTGTGCTTGTAATTCTCTTTTAATATCCCAACCAACTTTAAAAACACCTACACGATGTGTTTCCATTGTTTCAACGACCACAAAATAATAATCAATATCAAGGTTAGTTACGCTTAAAATTAACTCTGTGTAAAATCCTGAACTAAAATCATAACCCAATTTTTTAAAGTCGTAACTAAACCAATCTAAATCATCACAAGTTTTTAAATCGAAACAACCATAAGGCCCAATCCAATCAGGTCTTATTTGACAATCAACACCTTCGATTTCGCCACGAATTACGCGCTCACCACAACCATAATTAATTAATTTTCTAGCTTCATCATGTTCAAAAACTGCATTACGCATAGCAATGATTTCGTTTTCTTCATCTTTATTCATCACTTCTTTTTCAATACCAATAGATTCACGCCATTCTTGAAATTTTTTTGTTTCACTTCCAAAACTTTTCCCTGTTGTCGGATTAATTAATTCGCCAACATAATATTTTTTATCAAAAACTTCTTTACCTTCTAATGTTAAGGTATGAACCGCCGAACCTTTTTTAAAAGATGTTGAATTCTTTTTTTTTATCAATCCATCCATTGTCATCTGATACAATTTAGGATTCTTTGAAAAATCTAAAAGCTTATGGCTTGATAAAAACAAGCCTTGTCTGCTTTTTTCTTGGTATAATTCCATATCCTCAGTGATTGAAGCACTGAGGATTGCATTATATTCACTTTCTTGCATTTTTTCGATCATTTAAGTTTTCTCCGTAAATGGTTAGTTTAAAAATTAAAAAGGTGGTTTATCATCATCAACACCTTGTTGATTAGCAACTTTTGTAGCGGATGGATTACCGGTTGCCGTAAAAACTGGTTTAATATTTGAATTTGATGCAATTACTTTTGTTTCAACTTTCGGGGCAATTCCTTTAAATGATTTAACTACTGATTTTAAACCACCTTTGTAAGCATCGTTTTCAACTTTAATCACAATAACTAATGGTATGTTATGTAATTCAGTTGTGTCTTTTGGTTCTGTAACACCAACTGCTTTGCAAATTACAGCAAGCGTAACTCGCCCATTTGCTTCTTTTTTCTTGTCTGTATGCAAAATATTAGCAATAGACCAGATCAATCTTTTAGCATAAGGCCCTTCAATAATTTGAAAACAAAAATTGATATATGAACCTGTGTCTTCTTTGTTTCGTTTTAATTCACTGCCTGTAATGATAGCCAAATATTCACCATTAGGTATTACACCAAATTTGTCGGCTTGGCTTGTATCAACATCGTTAGCGTTAAAATTTAGTTTACTTAAATCAGTCATCTGTATTCTCCTTGAGATTAATTTTAATTTTTAGTTAGTTTTGAAATATTTACTGTATTCTGTGTAAGCTTGTCCTTTGACAAATGGAATTGATTCAGGCATGTCTAGGCGGTTTTTTGCTGAATAGCTTGGTCTTTCTTGGCATTTTAAAACACGCTCGCCTGTGCCTATCGCTTTGTTTTTACCATCATCAGTTGCTTTCATGTAGCTTTTATAACAACAAAAAAGAACTTCATCTGCCCATTCACGAAGTAAAGCATTGCTTTGTTTATGAAGCTTAAGGCTGAAACGATCATAACTATCTGCGCTTGGGTCGTCGAATTTTTCGATTTTAGCGTGAGCAATTAAAACAATTGCCATGCCTTTTTTATCACGAAGCATATCAAAACCCTTTAGAATACGATTCCAATACTCCAAAGCATAAATATAGCCTTTCCCATATCCAAGTTCTTCAACACTTTCTGGTCGTTCACCGTTCTTTTTAGTGTTTTCCATACAAACAATTTTGAAAATCAATGTTTCCAACCAGTCAAGAGAGTCTAATACTAGAGTTTTATATTCGTGATCTTCTTTGATTAAAGATGTTAATTGTTGTACAACATCTTCAAATGATTCAGCTTTTGGAAATCTTGCAACATCTAAATGGCTTTGACCGTCCTCAGTCTGAATAAAAATTGGGTTTGGAAATTCTGACCCAAATGTACTTTTACCGATGCCATTGGTTCCATAAACAATACATCGTCTAGGCTTTAAAACTTTTCCTTTTTGAATTAATTCAAGCATTTTGTTTCTCCGTTAAGATTTCCATATCTTCAATAGTTTCAAGTGTTTTTTCTAATACTCTTATTTCTTTTATGTCGCCCCTCTCCTTTCTTTTTGTAATTACTCTTTTATAACATTTAGCCATATATCCCAAATCACCTTTGTAACAATTATCACAAATAAATTTAATGTCTTCCATTTCCTTGGTCATCATAATTAATCTCCGTTAATTCTGTTTTTATTAATAATACCGCATGTTTACTTAAATAAAAGTCTTTTTTTAAATAAATAGTAAAAAAGTATTAAAATTTATTTTACACAACATCTTGTATGATTGTTTTTTCTAAACACTATATGTTGATTAATTAAAAATAATGGTAAAAAAGCAATCAAATTATATAATAAAAAAAGTTATATTTAACGGAGATTGCTTGTGCTACCAGAAAAACCTCTTTATATTTTACCTCTACCGATTCCACATAAAAAGTTAAGACCTAATTCAAAATGTAATCCCTATGAAAAATTAAGGATAATTAAAAAAAATCGTCGTGTGTGCTATTTACTTGCAATGATGTTATTTGGTGACATAGTTAATAAATTTGGATTTAAACCATATAAAAAAGCGCAAATTAAACAAGTGTTTTATTTTAAAGATAAACGAACTGGAGACGAAGACAACGCGGAAGCAAGCACAAAATCAAGCACGGATGGTGTTTGCGATAGCAGAATAATTCAAAACGATAAAGGAATACATTGGCTAGAAAGGGAATTTATTATCGATAAATCAAAAGCGGGGAAAATGGAATACCATTTTTATTCGCTATCAGATTGACTTTCAGATTTAAAATTTTTTTCATAAGGTTTTTCATTATCATTAATCTTTCCAAGTCTACCAATAATTTTACCCAAATCTTTAAAGTCCTTAGCGTGTTGAATTAATGCTTCGTTATTTTGTATAATTACTTTTTGCTGATCTCTAATCATTAAAGACATTTCATTTCTTATAAAATTATTAGCACTATCTAAATCTTTTTCTATTTTAGAAAATCTTTTTTCAGCTTGCTTTGTTTGTCTCCAAAGCAATAATAAAAAAGATGTAAAAAGAATAACGGCAAATCCGTATTCTTGAATTAATTTTGGATTAGCTAAAAATTCCATTTAAAAACCTTTCAAATTAATTTGGTGCATCCCACTCTTTAAAATACCAAGTTCCTGCGGTTTCATTTATAGTTCCAAATCCATTTATAGGAACACCTTGATCATTTGTTGCAATTTTTACTTGCACATTTGCTTGAGTTAAAAAAACTTGAACTTTACCGCCTGCATAACGCCCTATATTTGGAGTAATTGCAATTGAAACATTAAGTAGTTCAGCAAGTGGTGCAGATGTTCCTGTTGGAACATTATTATAAACTTTTGTAATTGTTCCTTGTGGCCCTTGTACGGTTAATGTTACAGTTGTTAAACCAGGAAGTCCTGCCGTTCTCCAAAGCATTGCCACACCACCAAGTATAGTTGTGAAGCCAAAATCAGGAACCGATACAAAATATTTTTTAGTATCTGTCATTGGGAGATAAACAGAATTATGAAATTGAGAACACCGCATATCAGTAACGGCTGTAACATTTGTTGCGTTGCTAACAATATAAGAAAGTAATGTAGAGTTTGCAGGGCGTGTATGTTGTGCGCCATGTGCAACGGTAACTGTTGTGAATCTTGCAGGCGGTAAAGTGCTTACAACTCCCGATATATTTAATGTTAAATATAAATAGGTATCTGAATTAGTTGTAACTGGTATATTGTAACTCGCAGTTGTTGTAACCAATTCAACATATCTACCTTCAATGTAAGCACGACCACGAGTAACATTTACAGAAAGCAATGCGCCAATTGTGGTTACAAATCCGCCTGGCAAAGTTGGATTTGCCGAACCATCAAGTTCGGGAAGCACGCAATTTTTTGGGCGTCTAGCATTTAAATTTTTAGAAAAATTAACTTCACTACCATTCACACCGTTATAAGGCGCAAAGGCAATATCATTTTCAGTAGGGTAAATTCTTTCAAACTGTGCAAATGCAATATCTGTAGTCATTTTTAAGCGCCTCTTTTAAATCCAATTACCCAAGTCAATACCGCCTCTGCATTTGCTGGTATTGGAATATTTAAAACTGACCTAGAAAACATGGTCCTAACCGTCTCAATATTGAGACTGTCGTTAAAATTTCTTCTAGTTCTCTGATTGAAAAGTCCTGCCTCTTTTATTATAAATGGAACTGTATTAATTGGTATATATTTTTGAATAATAATTTTTGCTTCATAATTCACATTAGAACCTTCACCGGTTAAATCTAGGCGTGTAATTGTAGGAAGTGAATCATATAATGTTTTTGGAGAATTAAGGTCTAGCATTTCGGCATTTCCTGAGGAATTATTATCGCCAAGAGAAACTAAGTTAAGGCCCCATGGGCAAGGTGTAAAGAAATTGGAAGGGTCGCCACCTGCATCATAATAATTATTGGAATTATCGACTAGGTCATCAGATTTTTTAAGGGCTTCACAACAGATTTTTGAACCATTATAAACTATTCCACCACTGGTTAAAAAATCTTGAACATTGAATTTTACTGACCAAATACCGCTATAAATACTTTGATAATCCATTGTAAACGGTGCGGATGTCTGCGCGCGCGCGAACATTTCACCGCCTGCAAAGCGATTAAATAAACCAACTTCTCTTAATGTAGTTGATGGGTTTGTATTTAATTGTGGGTCGTTTGATGCACTAAATTCACTTTCTACTGTATATGTATAATTATTATCAATATCAACTGCAACATCTAATGTGTTTCCTGCATGCCTTACTTTTTCAGATGTCAAAGCAGTTTGCAAAGCCACCTGATTAGGAAGAATATTAGCATCGTTATCACCAACAGCGAAATAAAATTGAGGCAAAGACTTATCAAGTAAGCTATAAACGATTTCACTTAAACCCTTATTAGTTACAGTATTTTTTTTCGAAAATCTTTCACCGTTTTTTTTTACAAGTGTTGCTTTTCCAGTTACACCAAGTGAATATTTAAAATCCTGTCTTATCATATTAACCCTAAAACTTTCACTTGTGGTCTAAGGTGCATATTATGAAGATGTAAATTTCTACCAATATGACACCATGATCTTTCATAACTTTTATTTTGTACTTCCAATGTAGATATTCCAAGTGATGATGTAAAAGTTTGTGTCATCAAAATACCTTCTAAATTATCATCACCAACAATTAATTTTTGTTGTTCTCTAAGCTTTAATTGTCTACCAAAGAATTCTATTTTACGATAATATTCCTGCCAATCACCTAAATTTTCACCTGATATTAATTCATACTTAAATCTTTTTAAAACACCACTTAAATCTGATATTTCAACACTATTAACAACAAATCCGTTTTTTATATCAATTCCATAATCGTCTAGCTTAACACTTAGCACTTCGCCTATTTCTAATACTTGAGAATCAGATGAAAATTTAACGGTTACAGGAACATAAGCAAATTTTCTAACACGACCTTTTGCGAATTGTAAAGCATACTTTCCGCTTTCAATTGATTCATCATCTTCAACATCTTGATAAAGTCCGCTTGTATTTTCAAGTTTTTTATATTTATTAATGGAACCAGTTGGATCTTTGTATTGCCTAACAATAGTTTTTAAACCTTTATAAATTACTTCTAATGTTTTACCGCTTGTTAAAACTGTTTCAGCTTGATTTTGTGAAATTGTATTTTCGCCTTTTGAGAAATACCATTGATAATAAACATCACTTTCATCACGGACACCAATAGTTTGATTAACTCCATTTACTTTAACAGCATCCGGTGCAATAGTTTTATCTGCATTTAATTTAACTGTGCTTACTGGATACCTAACACTAAATGTAGTTCTTTCACCATCCCCTGCAAATTGCTCGGTAAGTAAATCAGTTTCATCTTTACCTGCAATAATAAATTGATGATTAACTAATTGATCTGAACGCTTTTCAACTGATATGTCAGCGCTTCTAATTCCTTGACTACAATTTGAAAGCGCTGATTTAATAAATGAACAATAATCACTTTGAATTGGAGCAGGGTATAAAAAAGAACCAGTTGTCTGAGTAGACCTTAAAAAGAAGTGCAGATCACGGTAAAAATCTATATACCAAAATAATCCTGTATTTGTTGAAATATCGTTGAATGCTTTACTAGCTTTAACATAACTAAAAACCGCTTTCTCAAGCATTAAATTTTTGCAATCAACATTTTTGGTGGTAATATTTTCACCTTTTAAATAATCTCTAACGATAGCCAAAACAACATCTTGAACTGGTTGATTATCATAAATATTAAAAACTAATCTCTTATCAAGTAGCGCATTATAATCCACACAAGTTACTTTATGAAAAACAGTTCTACCAGTATATTCGCATTCGCTTGTAATATCTCTTAAATGCCCTGCAAAAACTCTTTTAAATGGAACGCCTTTGCAAGGTGAATGCTCAATAATAATTTCTTGATTCATTAATGGAGAATAACCACCAATTCCAATCAAAGTAAAACTAGCGGTACTGCGATTATTCATGTGTCTTGAAATTTTAAGAGAACCAGGAGCGAGATAATCTAAGGCGTTTTTTGCATCAATAGAAAATATAAACAGACCTTCTCCGAAGTCTGTAAAATGCTCAGAATAAAAATGCGGTAATACGAAATGTTTAGAAGTAAACATGTTATAATAATGTAACTCCAGTACGGTTTTTACTATCGCTTGATTGACTAGTTACACGCGAAACGGCATTATTGTTTATTGCTTTGAAAATTGTTTGTGCGGTTTCTGCACCTGTGGTTTCACCACAAAGCACGCTTGCCATGTATTGAAGTGCGGTTCTCATATTCAATGCTTCGATTGCAACATCATCAACACCATCAGTAGATAATTTAACTCCTAGTTCACTTGAAACTTTAGTCAAATTAATTTCATACATTACATCTTGATTGGCTGCGCCTGTAAATCTAAAAGAAATATAAACTTTACCGCTATTAGATTGCAATATTGCGTTTGGTATTGAATACTGATAAACACCTGGAAGATTAACACTATCAACTTCCTTCCAACCATTTGTCAACCAAACATCATTAGTAGCGTTTACAACTGGGTTTGCTGTTGCACTCGCCCCTGCTTTACCTCGTTCAAAATATCGAATAAATACAGCGGTATTGGCAAGTCCAGTAACTCCCTTACCACTACCATTTAAAACAAGAACTTCAATTATTTTGCTTGTTGCATTGCGCGCTATAAAATCAATTTGGTTAGGCATTACATTATAACTCCTGTATTAAGTCTAATTTCTCTTGGTGAATGTTTAATTACTGATTTAGCGATTTCTCGCCCGTCTAAATGTATCATTATTATTTGTTCTTTTGAACCAATAATAGAATCAAGTCTATCAAGTGGGATAACCGCTTCTTGTCCTGCTTCCCCAATCAGTGCATTTGTTGGACCTTGCGTGATACCACCTTCAGCAAGTGCAAGCATACCAAATGCTTCGGCCGCCATAAAAGATGAAGCCGATGAAGCAGCGCCAGGCGCCATTGCAGGGCCAATAATAGGAATTGCAGATATTGAGCTAAAAGTATTGGCATAAGTTGTAGCAATTGCAGTGCTGATTTCACCTACACCTTTTGCTTTAGATGCTCCGATTGCAACCAAACTATTTGCTACATACTGTACTGCCATTTTTATTAATGCAGAAATAATGCTTTTGGCCATATCAATTGCCATTGCTTTCATGGCATCACCAAATTTAACACCATCAAAAATCATACCATTAATAGCATTACCAAAACCACTTGATATTGTATCATATAAACCAAACATTGTTTCTTTAACTGTTTCGGCAACGGTGCCAATATGGTCAGCCCATTCAGTCCAAATATTTTTTGTTTCTTCTATATCTGGAACAGGAGGAACTAATTGATCTGCATCAGTACCAATTTGATCTGCTCCAATATCCCTTAAAAATGTGCTTTGTGATTTATCAGGAATAACCGCACCACTTCCCTGTGCGTTTCCTGCTTGATCGCCTTTAGGAGTTAATAATAATTGTCCTAATTTATTTTTAATAGTATCAATTCCACGGTTCCAATTTTCAGAAAACTTGGCAACTGAATTTTTTGCAATATCAGCAACAAAATCAAAGGCTTTTTTTGATCCTGATTTAACGGCTTCCCAACTCATTGCAGAAATATCAACCATGTCATCAAATGTAATCTTGAAATCATCTTTTAACTTGTCAAATTTAATTGGTTCAAAATATAATCCTGTATAATTTTCTAACATGTTTAATTTATCAAACATGAAATTTAAATATTCAACAACCTTACCAACAACATTATTATAAATCATTCTTGGAATATTTACCAATGCTGACATTACATTGCTAACAAATGCCTTTGCCTGATTAACAACAAATGTAAAAGCACTACTAGCAGTCATTGTTATTTCACCAAATAATGACTCCCAAATACCAATAATAAAATCCCAACCACTTTTTAAAATATTTCCAATTCCTTTAACCATTCCGAGCCATGCTTCAACTACATAATCTGTTCCTGCTTTAAATAAAGAAGAAATTCCTTCCCAAACAATTTGTGCAGCATAAACTAGATCATCCCAAGCACCAATTACAGATATGACTGCAACTACTATGGCACCGATTGCAAGGACAACCATACCGATTGTAGCAAGCAAAGTGCCTCCCATATAAGAAGACAATGCCATAACAGCGCCTTTAACTGCGATAAAACCATTTATCATACTTCCAAGAGCAACTAATAAAGGCGGTATAACGGCCGATACACCAACTGCAATAATCAAAAATTCTTTAAATTCAGGTTTCAATCTTGCAAAAGCATCAATTAAAGGCTCAATAACTTTCATAAATTGAATAGCGTAAGGTATCATTTCCTTACCAAATTTTTCACCCATAGTTTTTATTTGTGAATTCATTTTTTTAAGACTGTTTTCATAGGTGTCTTGTGAACCTATTAAATCATTTGTATCTTTTTTAAATTCTTTACGATATATATTTAATGTGGCATAAAGTTTTTGTTGGTCTGTTAAATCGGATTTACCATCAGATAAGCCCATATTGAAGGCTTCTAATTTTATTTTATTATCATCAATTTCAACACCAAAAGCTTTTAAAGCGCGTGTTTGACCCATCAATCCGCTTGCTAAAGCACTCATGGCAGTTTCATCAGAAACATTTCTAAAGCTTGCGACATCAAGACCAAGTTTAACAAGTGCCTCGGAAAGATTTGCGCTTTCCTTTTCAGTGAGTTTCATACCATTAAATATTTCACCAAAATGTGATGCGTAATTTTTTAATTCTGTGGCATTACGACCAACTGCATTACTAATATCTTTTAATGCTTTTTCAAGTGCGGGGGCAGATTCGCCATAAAATGCTTTTAATTTATCATCAGCTTCATTGGCATCAGATGCTAGTTTTAAAAATTGAAGCCCTGCAACAGTGGCAGGAAGTGTAATAGCAATGGATAATTTTTTACCAACATTAGTAAGAGAATCAGCCATTTTTTTGGCAGATTTTTCTAGTTCACCAGTAGCAATTTTTAGATTAGTCATAAAATTCTTTATGTCTAATCCAAGAGATACCTTTAAACTTTTAATTCCTGCCATTGTCTTTGGCTTCCTGCGCTTCTCGCGCTTTCTTAGCGTTAATCTCTTTTAACCTTGCAACAATTATTTCAGCCTGTTTTTTCTGAATTTCTTCACGGCTCATAAATTGTCGTTCAAACGCTTCTGCTTCGTCTATTTCTGGAACATTTATTGAGGCTTCGATTTTCTCTTTTATCTTTTCATAATCAAAAACCTTATTAGGTTCAATCACATTTTTACAATGCGGAGATATTAACCAAGATATTTTCCATGCCTCAAACTCATGCTTTTCTTTCCATTCAACTTCACGCCTTTTAGAAATAAAATCAATTTCTTTAGGCGTGTATTCCCAAAACTTAATTGGGTCAATTCCTAGATTTAAAACAGAAATTTTTAAATAATGTTCTATTAAATCACTAATAGTAATTATTTTTATTTCTGTTTCGTCGACTTTTTTTTATTACCCTCTTTGAAGATTGCAGAATCTTCAACAGTTTCTTTGACAATCTTCATTAAAGAATCAAATCCATGATCTTGCATATAATCATCAAGCATGAAATTTAATTTTTTAGTATCAAGATTATCATTATCACCGACCAAACAAGCTTCAATTAAAACTGAAACCATTGTCAAATCACCGCTTTCAATCATTGAAAACAAATCCTGTATTTTTTCAATTTTATGCGCTGACTTTAAATAAGCCATAGAGTTAAACCCAAACCGTAATTGTCTGGGTTTATCATTTTTGAATGTAATAAAAGCCATAATTATCCTTCTCCGTTTTAAAGATTATTAAGTTAAAATTTTTCTTTCTGGTTTACCACATCCTTGGAAAGCACCTGAAACCATCACGGCATCAGCAACAGTATTTTTCAAGTTCCATTCTGTTACCAAAACAGCACCTTCAAAATAATATGCGCCTGATTCGTCTCTTGGTCTGTATTGGAAAATTATTTCATTTCCTTCTACAATCGTTCCAAGAACATCTTCTTGCCCTGCATCCGCTTCAATATAAATACTTTCGCATGATACAGACCATTCTTTCAAGCCTTCCAAATATTCTTTCCAACCATCAATTGTGTCAAAGCTTGTAACATCAATTGGAGACATGTTCTTCTTGATGCTCATATCTTTTGTTGATGATAAAACTAAAAACACAACACCACCATCAACAGAAACATAGGGTTTACCCTTATATCCTGCTGTACCTTTTCCGCATGCCATTTGTGAACCCTCCTAAAACTGTTTAATTAAAATTACACTTTTTGTCTGATAGCTGCAAACGATAAATCGGTTGCAGATGTCATATCAATTTCAACTGAACCGCCAGAATTGAAAAGCATACTTTCAAAGAAAGAAGATTCCCAAATTTCATTCGCTGCAACAGTAAAAACAATGTTACCTGTTCGTCTGTTTGAATCAGTTACAGATTTAATTGTGATTGTTGCGGCCGCTGTTGCCCCTGCCTTAACAATCAATTTCACAAATCCGTTGTTCTGAAAAGACATTCCATTTGTCGCATCACCTGCGGTAAATGAAGCTTTGGTAATTGCATGGTTTAATTGGTCTTGTAATGGAATCACTACTCTTGCCATTGTACTACTCCCTAAAAACTATTTATAAAATTTTACACAAAAACTCAACTGTAATCAAACGCCCTTCGGTCTCCATATTGTGGTTGGGGTTCACAACCACACCGTCATACAAAAACATTAAAACACAACAAGCATTTGTATTAAGTAGTTCTTCTTGTCTGCTTAATAATTCCCTAACTCTTGCTGCAATCTCATTAATATTTATCTGTGAAGCAGATTTTCCATAAATATCTACATTGTAAATCATCGAATCACCATCTTCATCAAAAGTATTGAATGGTGTTCCGTTAATTCTACCAAGCGCTATATACGGATAAGGTGCTTTCTGTGGTACATTATCGTAAATATTATTAACTAAACCACTCAAAATAACATCCGCTTTTAAAATTGTGTAAATAGCGCATGTTAATTCTTTTAAAAAGCAGGCAGGCATTATTTAATATCCGCTAAAATTTTATCAAGTTGTTTTTCTACTTTTGGTGCCACAACATTATAAGCAGGCACTAAAAACGGTTTAGCTTTGGTTCCCTCTCTAACTATTTTACGATAAACAGGATACCAAGGCATATTATGTAAATGCGCCCAACGCTTAATTGATTCTACAAATTCTTCATGGCCTTTTGATGTAACATGTGGAGTAGTCCCAAATTCCATGTAAGCACCATACTCAAGAGTTGGGCCAATAGTTACATTTAATTCACCTTTTGCAAACTCATTAACTACAATAATACTTTCACGCAAATGACCAGTGTTTACTGGTGCGCCTTGTCTAGCTTTCATTTGTATTGCGTTTCCGCCTGCAATAAGGCATCTTTTAAGTTTATCTATTGTTTCAGTTCCCATTTTCTGCAAATCTGCGGATACCTCTTTAAATCCTTCGACTTTACTCATAGAAAACAAACCTTTTTTTATTAATTTTATCAGCTAGAAGCTAAACCGCAAACCTAAATTAAATGTTCGATAATCAAGAAAAAAACCATAAACACCGTAAAAATTGTTACTTGCAATTAAATCGGGATTATTCCATGTTAAAATTGTACGCCAATAACGAGCGCCAAAAGGCACCACCCCATCCATGTCAGGGTCATACCATACTTGTGCATTATGCACTGCATAGTTATCCATATCGAATTCACCAACAACCGTAACACGATCGGCACCGTAAAATTTAATTTTAAAATCTATTGAATAGCGTTTCCCAAGTGTAGGCGCCCCATGATCTGTAAATTCTGTAATCAACATCATCCAAGCATTATATTCCCACTTAGCTAATCCTGAATCAATTAAGCAGTATTTGTTTTCGGGCAATGGAACCAAATAAGATCTTTGAATTGATTGCGGTTCAAATTTATTGCCATGTGAAGCAGCGTAAAAAGGACTTCCTGGCACAATGCAGGAAAGTGGAGCAGGGCCAGTAGGGAAAATAGGAGGATATTTATATCCTGCAAATGACCAAAGGGCGTCATTATATGTTTTATCCCAAAAGCAATAAGTAGATTGACCAGGGCCAACAGTTCCAAGATCTGTAATCGGACTCCATCCAACAGGACCGCCAACCGTGTATTGAGTACCAATATTAATAAACGAAGAAATAGGTAAATTTAAATTAGGCGCCTGAATAGGTGGCTGTATGATTGATGCAATATCCACATTAGCAATTGATGTACCTAATTGAGATAAATCGCACCCATTTGCTTCGGCGGTTTCAACACATCCTGTTTCAAAATCAATACGATTATCTTCATATTCTTTTAATCTAAACAATGGCCCATTACCAAGTATTTGCAAACCGTTATTTAAAGCGGTAGAAAGTGGATTTTTTTTATCGTTAGAAACAATCAAGCCTTTTCCAACGAAAACCCAACGATAAAGATTTCCTGCATTTCCAGTATATTTATATCTAGGAATTATTTTAATCCATGTTTTAACATTGTCGTCAATGGCATCTTCTAATTTTTGTTCACCTTCATCTTTGTCAATGGAAATTTTTTTAAATTCTAAAGACCATGTTTTATAACTTGATTCAAAATTGCGGTAATTTTTATTTTTAATCAGAAAACCAATAGTGCTTATTTCTTTTATTTTTGCTGAAATTCTAAGAGAAAATTCTTGAACGGTGCCTATTTTAATAAATGCGGTATTAATAAATGAATCGTTATTTTGTAAATATAATTCTCCAAAATAACCTTGTGAAGCCTTAACCATTTCATTTCTCTTTTCTCATGCTTAAATATATTATAAAGATAACAACAACAAAATAAACACTGCAAGTATAATAATACACATTAAGTTATTGCACCATCGTCTTTAGCTTTTTTCTCTGCCCTAGCTAGTTCTTCAAATATTTTAGGGTCAGCCCTTTTAATAACCTCCATGTGTCTTTTTAATCCTGCAACCTTTTCTTCATGTTTAGTTTTTATTTGTTCTGTTTTTTGTTCATGTTCTTGAACAACAGTTTTTACGGTTCGTCGGTGTTGTATATAAGCACCTAGTGCAGTCAGTGTAGCTGTAATTAATACACCGCCTGTTTCACCACCAATTAAGCTTCCTGCAATTTTTAAAAATGGCTCTACCTTTGAAAGTAAACTTACAACTCCACCCATAAAACTATCAAAATTAAATATTCCTACATTAGCGTGAGTTTCTTGTTCGGTTACAATAACAATTTTATTTGCATTTCCTTTTAAAGAATCAGCAACATTTTTGGGCAAATCTAGTCCTGCCACTACAACATCAACTAAGTTTTCATGCTCTATTGCTAAAGCGTGAACATTAGCATTAGTTCTTTGCAAGGCTACCTTTGAAGCAGGCATACAACTAGGAATCAATACAAGTAATATTATTATTAAATATTTATTTACCACGATATAAACCTCCAAATAAACGCACACCTAAATAATAAAATGCACTTGCATAAAAACCATCTTCTTTTAATAATTCATAAAAAACTTTGTCTTTTGTTTTTCTTTCAAGTGGAACATCTTTTGCACAATACAAAGCGTCATGCACACATGAATCCCTATCTGTATCTTTATTGTCTCTTGCAACAGAACACCCATTCCAAACAAAACCATGCTTGATAATTATTCTGTTGTTATCAATAATTAAAAAATTTCCAACATAATAAATATGATTAAATTGTTTTGTTATTACTACCAAATCATCTATTAAGGTTCTTATTTTTCCTTCTTTAGAATAACTTATCATTTAAAGAATCTCCAAAACTTCAAAGGCAACCTTATACAAAAGAAAATAGCGAGTTACTTTTACATGGTAATATTCTGTAATTTCTTCATCTTCGTTTTTGATAAAAACTTCTACAGGTTCAATTGTCGGATAAAGTTCTTCGATAATATTATTTTCTAAATCTAAAATCTGCCAACCATTAACGCCTGTAATAAATACATCATTATTAGGACTTACATTTAATAAAGATTCTTTTTCTTCATCAAAATCAAGTGTTTCAGATTCTTCAAAAGAAGTGGTTTCCCCAAAAACTTTATTAAAATATTTATTATTTAAATGAACCAAAACTCCATTAGGTATTTCCATATCATAGGTTAATCCAAGCTTATAAAAAATAATTGCAGGAATATAATCATCATCATTACCCCAAGCATAATATTCTTCATTAACAATATGAACAGTTCTTGTATCAATTAAAATTTCTAAATCGTTGTAATAATTAATCGCAAAAGTAATGGATTCTTTTAGTTTTAAATCAGTTACTCTATAAGTAATCCAAGAAAGTGTTGGGTAAGTTACAGTTGGTTTAACTGGAATCATTTAAAGTATTCCTAAAAATCCGCGACCTTCTAAAGCTTCCCAAGTAATAACAATTATTCCTTGTGCACCGACTGCACCACCATTGTGTGTTGCTCCACCACCACCACCATATAAACCACCAGATCCACCTGGGAATGTATCGCTAGAAGAATAATCCCCACCACCACCCGAGCCACCAGTTCCAGCGCCATGTGTAGCATCCCATTCAGTTCCTGTATATCCAGCAGTACCAGAATCACCTGGATTTGCTCCAATAGGACCAGATATAGAAGCAGTTGTTCCACCATTACCACCAAAAGCAGAACCACCATTATTATTGCTATCGTTCACACCAGCACCAGCGGGTCCACCAGCACCACCACCGCCACCTGGGCCTTGCTCGTTACCTGGACTTGATGTATTCTCGCCACCAATTCCACCATCATACCCTATATCGCCTGTTCCACCTGTTCCACCTGTTCCTGGCTGATTGCTTTGACCACCTTGCCCACCTTTAGCAACAATTTGCCCTGAATTAAAATCAGTATCAGCACCATCACCTCCAATTGTGAAAGTAAGTCCTGAACCACCTGCTCCAACTAAATAGGGGATTATCCCAGATAAATTTAGATTATTCGATCGGCGATATTCACCTCCGCCACCACCGTGTGCGTATTCACCACCTAGGTCTGATCCACCACCCTGACCACCACCACCAATACACTCCACTGAATTATTAGATGGATTCCAATCTTGAGGTACTTGCCAGTTACCGGCACCAACAGTTGTTAGAAAGACGCGTTTTTGTACCATTTATGATACCGCCACACATCTAAATTTGTTAGTTGCAGTATTAAATATGAAACCAACATCAATTCTAACCGCATTAGGTGCCAATGTAGGTAAAATGGCGGAACCACTTGATTCAAAATAAGAAGAATTCCAAGATAAATTTCTATCGGCACCACTTGCTGTAATTGAAACAATTAAAGATTGTTGACTTGTAGGTGTTCCTGTGAAAATTATTGCAGTCGCAATATTACCTGCTAAAGAAGTTAAAATATATGAATCATAATTATCAGCATCGATGCTTGGAGCAGTATTACTTGCGGTTGAATAAACTCTTTTAGTAATTCTTTTATTAGTTAATTCAATTACATTTGTTGATGTTACATCGCTAGGAACTGTTGTAATTTTTATTAATCTCCATTTTGAATCAACACTATTCCAAACAAATTCCATATCACAACGACCAAAACTAAATGTTGAACTAGGTAATGGAATACCACTAGCTTGAAATTTATTTCCCCATGAAATTGTTCTTGTTACGCCATTATCTGTAATTGCAATATTAAGTTTTTCGCCTTCCGCAGGTGTTCCTGTTACATTCGCATTTGAAAATGTAGTATTCGCAGCCAATGCAGTTAATATATAATAATCGTAATCATCAGTGTTAAATGTTGGTGTCGCATTACTAACTTCTGATAAAATTCTTGGTTGAATCCTTTTATTTGTTAAAGTATTTGTAGATGTTGGTGAAAATGAACCAGTTGATGATTCTGAAATAGAAATTAAAGCCCATTTAGATGTAGCAACATTCCATAAAAATCTCATTGTCATTTTTACAGAAACAGTAGTTGTTGTCGGTAAAGATAAACCACTTGATTCAAAATTTGACCCTAATGTAATTGCTCTAGCAGTACCATCATCTTTAATAGAAATTAAAAGTTCTTGGCCTCTAACTGGTGCGCCTGTAATAGTAAAAGATGTCAAAGCAACGGCCAATGCAGTAATTTCGTGAATATCAATATTATCACTATTTATGCTAGGAGTTGCATTACTAGATTCTGCGCTTGATCTCTTTGTAATACGCATCCGCTTTGCTTCACCACGGTTCTGCAAATCAATACCAGAATAAAACAATTCTTCGTCAGCCATTTTATTGCCTTTAAAAATAGGGGGATTTTACTCCCCCATTATTTTAGAAATTAAATTCTTGAAACATGTACTGCTAATTCATCAGTTGTAAGTGGGGCGCCTGCAACATAGAATGTAACATTGTTTGCATCTGTGGCTTTCCAAGTAATTTCAACCTTAGTATAAGGCGAAGCATTTAATCTTGCAGTTACAGAAACATTTTGAGTATTCAAAGCATGGTTGTAAACTGGATTTTGTGTAGCGCCATCGCCAATAGTACCATTTGAAAACTTAGTACCTAAGTTTGTGGCTAATTTAAGAGGTGTAACAATTCTTAAATCATCAGTACCAGTATTTGTTTCTGCTTGTGTCGCAAGTTCAGCAATACCTGCGGTTATTTCACTTGCCGATGGAATTGAACTTGTAGTTGTAACATCAATCAAGCGCCATTTAGAAGTAACAGTATTCCAACGGAAAAGAATATCCATTCTTTCAGAAATGATTGTTGTTGTTGGAAGTGCTTCGGCGCTTGCTTCAAATGCAGAACCCCATGCAATTGTTCTTGCTGTGCCATCGTCTGTAATTGAAACTACTAATTCATCAGCATCATTCGGTGTACCAGTTAAATTTGTTGTGAATGATGTAATGTTTGCGGCTAATGCTGTGATTGAATAATAATCAACAACATCAGTATTGATTGTTGGTGTTGCACTAGATGCAACTGTACCAGTTCTTTTTAGGTGTCTAAAATTTTTAGATAAACCTCTGTTTTGTCCATCAATACCACTGTAAAAAAGTTCCTCGTTTGCCATACCTAAAGCCTTTCGGAAAAAATATAATTAATAAAAAAAACTACGCCAAAACAACAAGTCTAAATTCGTTTAAAGTTGGTGGTGTACCTGCAAAATCAATATACACATTAGTAACATCGTTTCTTATTGTGCAATTTGCTTTTGAACCATCAGAAATTTTTCTGACATACGGTATAATATCGGCTGTCGCACGCCCATGCGCAATGATAAAAGAAAGCAAGACGCCATTTCCAAAACTTGCTGTGAACTTAGATCCACCGCCCCCACCAGGAGGAATTTTCCAAGGTGTTACAGGATCATCAGAAAGAAATTTTGCACCTAAACCGTCAGCGGGATCATTAGCAGGAACTAATCCTTTTCTGCTTAATCCACCATCACCGCCAACAAAAACATCAAGTTCTTCGGTTAATTCCTTAGCGCTTAAATTCACCCAATTTATAGTTTTATCATCGCTCATAATTAACCTCTATTAAACAATTACAACACTGTCAGATTCAATTTCATATACTAAAACACTAAATCTAAAATCGCCTTCAATGATGTTTGTAATTCCTTGAATACGCATTAACCTCGTATCAAACATTATAACATCAGTCTGGTCAAACTCAAAACCAATATTGAAACGAGTCTTTATTTTATAACTGTTAATCGTTTCAATCTTTCTATCGTGATATTGCTCGTCGTTGCCCGATGGGTCGTTGCCCGACACTTGGCACCAACATTCACCTTTTAAAGTAAATGTTTCTATCTGTCCGCCACAATTATCATCAGGATTATTTTTACTATACACTTTAATCCTATGTTTTAATTCTCCTGCTTTCATACTTCTATCTGCCTATAAGAATCAAGAATACTTTCACACATTTCAGATAATTCACCGATTTTCTCTCTTTGTTCATACCATTGCTGCGCATTTTGCATGATAGCAATCTTTATATCATCAGGTACCGCGGCCGCATTTGCCCAACCTGCGGTATATTTAATTTTGTATTGAGTAAAAAACCGTGCATTTTCAACAATAGTCGTGTCTGGTTTAAACACCACGCGCGATGACTGTAAAGTATCTTCACGGTCTAAACGGTATAAAGTATTTGAAATAACATGCGCATTGTCGTTTTGATCATAGAAAACAACTTCGTCAATTGATGTTATTTTAATATTATGAAGTTCAATAGCGTATTCTTGATAAATATCAGATAGAAAATAACTGCGAAAATTAAGACCAACATTTGAAATGGTGTTTTCACTACCTGCATCTTCTTTTTGTTGCCATTGTCTTGTGATGAATCCACCTCGTACATATCTTTCACACAATTTTGTAGAGGCATTGATTAGTGTTTGTATTAAAGTATCTTCATAGGTGCCATCAATACGGCTAAATAATTTTTGTTCTGCTAATGTAACAGGATATAAAATAGGCGTTAATTCTTTGATGTCTAATCCTGCGGTAAAACTTTTATTTGAAATGATACCCATTAAAAGACACCTAAATAAATATATAAAAAATACCCTATTAGGTGATTAATACTAATAGGGTATTAATAAAATCAAACTATCTTAGCGTTCGTCTCTTTCGCAAACCGCTAATGCACAACCACTCAAAACAACAGTACCCAAAGTAACCAACCTAGCATATTTTTGATTCTCTGAATCGACTCCACTAATACCAATTTTCACGATTTGGTCATCAGCGTTGATTTGTACTGGTGCGTTGGGGCGTATCACATACTTTTCATCAAGGTCAGTCCATACCGAATTATCTACCGATACTTGAACCTTAAAAGTCATAGTCCCACTTGTGTAAGCATTACAAAAGAAAACCCACGCAAGGGCCATCAATCCTTTTAAAGGGATTGATTCACCGTTTGTGGTAGTTGTAAATGCTTGTTGATCTAAGCCTTTTAGAAAGCTTAAAGGTGTTGCAATTTTATCATAATTAGGCATTGTATTGCCCTCCTTCTTTAGTAAAAAATGATTACGCTTTAACTCTTAAAACTTTCATTGATTCAGCAAGTGTTACTTTACCACCAACACGCTTTTTAAACAAGAATTCAACCATGCCATCAAGCTTGTTTGAATATGGGTCACGAAGCACTGACATACCGATACGGTCAATGATACGGTATGTTTTAAACATATCACCGTAACCAACCAATTTGTCACCGGCAGCTTTTGTAGTTGTCATGCTTGGCATTTCTACCCAAGGTGTACCTAAAAGCACATAGCTGATACCGGCTGTTTGTCCAGTATTCAAAAGATACTGACCGTCAGAACCTTTGAATTTACGGATTGTTGCAAGTTGTTTTCTGTTACCAAAGAAATTTGCACCATTCACATAGGCAGATTTCAAAGAGAACATCAATTCAATCAAATCGTCAGCCACAAACACACTTGATGTTGCGGTGTCAATGACTTCAATATCAGAATTTGTTAGCCAACCTTCTGGTTGAGTAACATTGTTACCCAAAGTGAAAGCCAAGTTTTCTGTATATGAAAATGCTTCGGCAGCATCCATGTTCATTTCAGTTTCCATGTTTACAAAAGAATCTTGCAACAATTCGTCAGAAATAGGCACACAAGTTGTCAAACCATGCGTTGCAATTTCTGCTTGACCGTATGTTGACGCGTCTTTTTGTGTAGTTCCTTGCTCGCCTGTCCACTTACCAGTAAGCAAAGTTTTTCTTTTTTGATAAATCAAAGAACGACCACTAATTGCAGTTACGCGTGCGTACTGTCTCATTGGGTCCATTTCAGTGATATTTTTAATGATAGAATTTTCAAATTCAGGGCGTAACAAATAACCACCCATTGTTGCATCACCTGCAATCAATTTGGCTTTTGTTTCACTGAACAATAAGTTCTTTTGTTCAACTGACATTTGTTCTAAACCGCTCTTGCAATAAGATTCAAAAGCACCCTTGTAAACAAGGTTCTTTTGTTCTGTTTCAGAAAGGTCTTTTTTGGTTTCCATAGTCAGCTTCAACTTTTTATATTCTGCTTCAATGGTGTCTAACTGCTTACCAAGCTTATCAACCTTTTCATCAGACAAGGCCGATTTCTTGGCTAGTGCTTCATCATTTTCTTTGCGGAAATCTGCGAAAGTCTTATTGAAAACTTCCTTCATTTCCTTTAAAATTGTTTCACTCATTTTAAATTTTCCTTTAAAAAGTTTTTAAAATCTAATACTAACTTATTGTCAATTTCTTTAATGAGTTTTTCATCATCTTCTTTTTTGGTTGAGCTTGAAGGGTCAGCCTTTTGGAATTTGACTAAAAGATTATTAAATTGACTTACTGCTTGTGTGATAACTTCCACATCTTTACTTGTAGCGGATTCTAACGATTGTAAAACATAATTCAAGGCATCGGACATGCTACCGCCAACAATTTGTGATTTAATGCCTGTTATATTTGAGCCTTCATTCATCGGGAATGCCACTACCGAGACTTCATGCAAAGCGATTTCTTTTAAGATTCTATTGCCGTCTTTATAGGCAACTTTCACTGCTTGATAACCAATAGAAAATCCTTTTACCGCACCCATTCCAACTAAAATACCTGCTTCTTTACCACGCTGAACGCCCTTAGCAACTTTACTTTTCAATGTTTCAAGACCTGATTTTGATTCAGTTAAATCAATAGTTCCTATTGGTTCTTTTATATCATGGCTCCAAAGCAAAGTTCTTTGCGATCCTTTTTGGTCAATAGTTCTGCGATAGGCGCCTTCCTCGATGATATCTCCACCCAAATCAGGTTTTCCATCGTAAGGACTAACCATTCCTTTTAGAAAATAAAAATCATTATCTTCTTCAACGGCTTTAATTTCTGTAAAAAACTGCTTATATTCTAATATTTTGCTCATGTGAAAAACTCCGCAAATTCTTCATCAATATAACCTACTGAGCATCGGCAATTGATGACATTGCCCGCGCTTGCACCAAGGCTTGAATCCCTTGGGAATTGAAGTTTCTCATTACTAACACGAAAGAAATCATTAAGCCCAATATTTCCGTTTAGCATATCAACATTTCTGTGATTAAACTCACCTTTTGGTGATGTCGGGCGCGTGCGGTCATCATGTGTTGTCAGCCATTTTTGTTTAGCGGTTGGGTCTATCTTCTTTTGGCTTTCATGGCTTGCAAAACTCATACCACGAAGTGTTTCTGTCCGCGCAATACGCTCTGAACGCCACTGCGTCATGTCGTTATCATAAACACCTTGTATGTTTTTAGTGATGGCGTTTATATCAAGACCTTCTTTGGTTCCAAATTCAATTTCACTTATAATCATAGCTTTAGTTTCATCATTGACTTTTATTATTAGGTCTTTTAATTTAATATTATCAAAATAATTGTCAACATAGCTTCCAAATTCTTCTTTGAAGTTTTTAAGTATATCAAATGCGGCTTCAATACGATTAGTTTCTTTTTTCTCTAATCCAATGCGCTTAAAAGTTTCTTCTTTATAATCTTTACGCGCTTTTAAAACATAGTCAAATGCAATGTCTTTATAAATAATATTATAAACTTCTTTTAATGCAGGTGTTGTTTGCTGAATAACGGAATCAACTGCATGGTTCATTTGCGAAGTATTATTTATGCCTTCCAAATTCTTTTTAATCTCTTTAATTTGATATTGGAAGTAATCAGCAAGCACACCAACCGACTCGCTAATTGCACGGTCTTCATTCTTGGTGATTGCTTTTTGTTGAATTTCTAAATACTCTTTAACATCTATTTTGTTTAATGTTTTTACTTGCGGTGCCTGTTTTCCAAATGTTGGTATAACTGATTGTTGCCCTGCAATAATTTGCTCAAGTGTTTGACCGTTTATGATGATGAAATCGCCATTCTCAATAGCTTCTTGGCCTTTCATTCTGCGTTTTTCATTGATGGTAAGTTCATTAGATTTATCTATCTTATCCCACTCCGCTTTTTTCTGTTCTTGAATAGCCTGAACTTTTGAATTATCAATTTTAATAACCAAATCTTTACCATAGAACGGCACAATCCAATTATTAAGTCGCGTTACAAGTCCATTCAAAAGAGGATAAGCAACATCGTTATGCAAAGAGAGAATTGCTTGCGTGTAATTAGCGAATGTTTGGCTTTCGGTGTCGCCAATAAGTTGTGGCGCTATATTGTAAACGCTCGCAACCTCCCTTTTAGCAAATTTTACACCATTATTAAAATCAGTGTCCTTTGGAGACATTCCAGTTTGCTGATACTTCATTCCGCCTTGCAAAATCTTTTGTTTCCCTGCGTTTTTACTTCCGCTAGATGTATCTAACTGAATTTTCATTTCGTTTTGTTGTAATTTTGTTAATGTCCCTTCAACCGTATAAACTCCACTAGGATTAACTCCATTTTGAAGTAATGCTATATTCCAACGATTAACTTCATTGATTAAATCAACATTCAAACCACACGCCATTAAAGGCGGTAATCCAATAACCTGATTTTCAGGATTAAATTTTTTACCGTGTAACATGTCTTTTGGATCAATTGGAATTGTAGAATTTTTAAATTGATAGCGATCAAGAACATTACCAAATGCGGTTGTTTTGGTAATGACATCAATTTGATATTGACTCATTACTTTTAACATTTGCGGTTTACCAACATTTAGGCCCATTGACGGAGCAATTTTATAGATAAAGCTATTTCCAAAAAGCAATATATATGCAAAATATTCAGCTTCCCAATCTTTTATACCTTCATCTTCATCAGGATCAGGTTTTTCTAAAAGCTTTGTAAGATCATTTGTAATTGGTTCGTTTTGATCGTCTTTGATGTTACAAACATACAAATCATTTTGCAATATCGCGCTAATAATCAAATCAATACATGAATGCACGCAAGAGTTTAGAATATACCCTTCACGCGATAAAACTTGAGGGTTATTTACTGAAAAAATACCATTAGTTCCTGAAACATCAGCGTAAAAAGATTTGCTTTGAGTCAATTTAGATGGTAATAAGTTTTTAAGAGATTTAAACCATTCCATCGGCACGATTCTATATAATGTGGTTTTTTGCAAATTCTAACACAATTTTTTATTAATCAACTATAAAAGCAAAATACTTGGTTCGGTAGTATCTGTTAGTTTTCCTGTAAAAAATTGTAGGGCCTGCACAAAACTATCAACTTGATCGTCATGTGCGCCATTAGGGAAAATTGCTAATTCGCTTTTTAATACCGCCGACCAGTGGGCGTCAACTGGTAAAAACACTAATTCCTGTTCCACTGTTGGTGTTATAGAGTACGCGCGTGATACCTTATCGCGATCAGGATTAACTGGCAATATGATATTTTTTAAATAAGCATCTTGCTTTAATTCATCAATCAAACTTTGACCGCTTGCTTTATCCTCGATTACTAACTTATTTGGCTTATATCGCTTGGCAAGTTCGTGTATTTTTTCTTTTAGCTTAGGAAATTCTAGCCTCTCACGCAAAACACTTTTTAAGTAGTAGGCTTCCTTTTCCTCGTGCATAAATCTATACCAAGTTGTGCAAACTGAATAGTCATTTTCCTCGCCTGTCTTAAATGCAGTATCAACTGACATGATAATTTGCATTGGTTCAGGGTCTTCACCAAGATACCTAAATTTATTAATTTTAATTATATTACCACTTAATATTTGCGGTGATTGTTGGAACTGTGCTTCAAATCCACGCTCTGTTAGTTTAACTAATTGCTTTTTTAGATAGTCCTCGCTCATTTTTGAAGGCCAAAGTAGTTCGCCTGTCTCGCGCGTGTGTATTAGTTTTCCTGTTAATGGGCTGTACCATTCCTCGCGCTCGGTTGCTCTAGCCTTTAGAATCAATTTTGTTACTGGTATATCTTTTTCTTTACTTAAAATATCCCCTGCAACATCTTGTGCATGGCCTCTTTGTTGCATGATTATTTTACGACTGGTTAAGAAATTATTTTCGCGTGTACTAAATACATTATTCCAAAATTCTAGTACATGCTCGCGAATTGTTTCGGAGTTAATATCATTCATGTCATTAAAATCGTCTGCAATAAGAATATCACCACCTAGACCAGTTGGTTTTGAATCTACAGATACGCTAACACGCTCACCTTGTATGGTATTTTGAAATAACTGCTTAGTATTTTGATCATTGCTTAACTGATATATTTCACCCCACCTTGCTTGATACCATCCGTTTTGTATAATACGACGGCATTTAGTGCTATGCCCAACTGCAAGTTTATAATTTGATGCACCGCAAATAAATTTTTCACCAGGGGTGTGCGTCCAGTGCCAAGTAGGAAGTGCAATGCTGATACAGATTGATTTCATACACCTTGGTGGCATACAAATAAGTAAATAATTTATGCGCCCATCATCAGATAGACCTGAAAATTTATCGCGGTAAGCTTCATCAATAACCTTATTTTCTGATATGCACTGCAAATAATCACACAATAATTTTATATGCCAATTATCAAGAAACGGTGTTTTAGGCTCTATTAAATGCCAAATTTGCTTAGTGTAATGGTATAGACTTTTTTCAGCTAGTAGAATGTCAACGAATTCAGCATTAGCCTTCTTGGTCTGTGGTATCGGTGCCGTCATTGTCGCCATCTTGATTGTTTTCCTCGATTATTTCACCGCTTAAAATTGGGTCATTTAACAGCGGTGTTTTTTCTGAATTTATGCGGTTAGCTTTATCATATAATTCTTTTAACTTTTCTAAATCTTCAACCGATAAATTACTAGTGTCAATAGTGGTTTCTGTTTTAACTTTTTGACGATATGGAATTGCTTTGACACTCAGTACATCTTTGCGTCCCCATGTCTTAGTGTATCTTCTTTCTAGTATCCATGCTGCCGATTGCCAAGAATCATCTTGTTTTATTTTTTTAACTAATTCTTTTTGTCCATTTGCTAAAGCTTCTTTTATTTTTGATAAAAATTTACCATGAATAGAATCAGGTGTCTTTAAACCTAATCCCTTCCAAACATAGTATGTGTCATTACAAATTCCAACTGTTGCACAAGAATCTGTTATTGTCATACCAAGAGATAGGCACTCACAAATTTTTTCTATCAGTTCATCATTAATTTTTGGTGGTTGTCCTACTGGCATAAAAACCTTTTAATTATCTTTTTATAGGATTATTTTCTATTAGAAAGTTCTTGAAAACTGTTTTGAATATCAGATAGTATTGAAGCCTGAACATATCTTGCTTCACAAGATTCAATAAAATCAATTCTTAATTTCATTTCAACATTTCCAGATTTTATTTCCCCATTATGTTTTAATTTTTTAATAACTTTAATCAAAATTAATTCACGATCTTGATTCAATCCAATTTGAAAATTTTCATAATTATCAGAAAGTATTTTGAATATTATTGATAAACATTTTTTTTCTATTGTATTACATTCTTTAAATTTAATTATTTTAATAGGTGTGGCTAAACAATTTAAAAATAATAAATGTATATCGTCAGTTTCTTTTAAATATTTTTGCGGAACTTCTACGGATTTAATTTGCGCTTCAATATCGTTTAAATTTTTATTTAATTCTGCTTCGAATTCAACTAAATCAATTTTAATTTTAGCAAAGTTGTTAGATGAACGATTATATGCTTCAAAACTATGTGTAAACTCAACAAAAATCATGTTTTTATTTTTTAATATATCAAATATTTTATTAGTTTTAATAATTTCGATGTTCTTATATTTGTTTAATTTTTCTAAGATATTTTTAGCGCATTTATGAAACAATGCTAGCCTAATATCAGTATCCATTTTTTCTAATTTTTCAGATATACATGTCATTTGAAATCTCCGTTTCAAAAGTTTTTTATAATTTAATTTCTTTACTCTCTAAAACCGTTTTAAAGGTAAAATTATAAACTTCGATTATTATTTTTTTACTAGTAGTTTTGAATATTTCTACTTCGCCATTAAACACGACAGAAATAACTATATTATTTTCTAAAACTCTTAATTCAACATCTTGAGTTTTTGTGCTAAATGACACCTGATAAGCTGATTTACTATTTACTTCTCCGATATATTCAATTGGCGCCGAATAGATTATTTCTTTTGATTCTACCGATGAATCGTTAATTTCCGGTGCCTGTGATTTACTGCCACCACATCCATTTAAAAATAAGATTAATATTAAAATTAAATATTTCATTCTGATACTTCCGGTTTAACAACATCATTGGCGGCTTTAGAACCTAATTGATCACCTTTCTTTTTACCACACCCACAATCTGCTTTACCTTCGTTTTTCAATATGCCATCGGTTAAGCTAAATGCGTTTTTACATCGTTTGCAAAGAAATTTTTTACATTCTTCACACCAAGGTGTCATTGCTCCACACTGGTCGCATCTGACATTAACTTTTTTAGGATCTAGAACTCTAGGCATTTTATTTAATTCTCCGTTAAATTTAAAACCCAATCACCGCTAAAAAGAAAACAACCAGGCGGAGAAAACAATAAAACCTAAGCTTTGCGCTTAGATTTTACGAAAACATCCTGGTTGCCCCTTACTTAACGGAGATTAAGTATTTGTATTTTAGAACAAATTACCGATTTGTAAACCTTCTTAATAAATCTTACTGTTTTATTTATTTAAGTAAAGACTTTTTTGTTAAAATTTAAAGATACTTATTACCCCACGAAAAGAGCAATAAGTATTTAAATTTAAGTCTTTATTTAACAATTGTTTATAAATATCAACTTGACTTATCACCCCGTTTTTTTACTTATCTCTCTTGCGCGTGTACAAAGGCGGACATATTTACGACAATAAAAACAATAAAACAGGCGATTGTTTTCACGCGTGTAAACTTTTTTAATAACGCGCGAGCGGGTGGGTGTAATAAGTGTAATAATATAATAAAAATAATAATAAATAATATATATAAATATATAAATATATATATTATAGATACTTAGGACAATAAAGTACCTACTTTATTCGAGGTACTTATTGCCCCATTTTGATGGGGTGAAAAGGGGTAAAAAGGGTAATAAGTATTTTTTGAAATCGAAATTACCCTACTTCCTACCCCAAAAAATAAGGGTAATAAGTTTTTGAATTTTAAGGATGTCGATTCCGTTTAAAAATACTGATCATTTTTTGATTAATTATGAATTATAAATACGAGAAGATTACTAAAAATTTTTATCATCTTAAACAGCCTTATTTTGCGCGCGTTTTTAATGACAAATAGTAAATAATAAAAATAAATATACTTTATTTTCAATATGAAATTAATGTAACATATTTTATGTTTTATAAATTATAGAATATATAATAAAAGGCAATTAACTATTTGAAAATATTTAGTTAATTGACAAAATGAAAATTATCTAAGAACATAAATAAGGCCAGGGCGACCAGACGATTCGGTTGTTTTTACCTCGACCTTACCATCAATAATTAATTCACTGATTGCATCGTCGAAAGTGCGCATGGAAAACTTGCTTTTTTTCTTTAAATGGCTTCGACTCATAAACCCAACAGTAGACCCTTTTAAGAAATCCTCTAGTTTTTTGGCATTCTTCATTGTAATTTCTTCACCACTAACCTTTTCTAGGCTTGCCATCATATTGCTGATAAGGAATTCGATTAACTCAATGGCCCATTTTATATGTTTGGCTTCCACACCAGGCATATAAGGTGAATCGCTACACGCCCGAATCAAAGACAACTTCAAAACATTTTCAATGGAACGGCCCCAAACGGTAAGCGCCCCATTATTTTTTTGTTTCTCATAGTCTTTTTGTATTTGATAAACCTTTTCACCAAATTCATCAATTAAGCGTACACATTCTTCTGTATAAGGAATTTGATGAGGTTCACATGCAATAACATCACTAATATTACCTACTGTGGTTGAAAAATTTCTCCAATACTGTGCCACATCCAAAATTTCTTGTGGTATCTTTTCTATTTTCTTAGTTTTAAACTTTTCTTTTGGGTAGCCTTCGAATACAAGCATTCGGCCAAAGAAACCATTATTAAACATCTTCTCACCAATTGCTTCGTAATAATAAGTAGGCACCGCAGTACCAAACAATGTCAAGCTTGGCTGATTGATATTAAAAACAATTTCTTGTCCAGCTTTTCTTCTCATTGGCATAGTGCTGCTACTGCTACTATAAGTTTTCATTAACATAGCCATTAACATGCCGTAACGCGCTTCTCGACCAATTTTAATACTTTCAAGCATCCCATCGATTTCATCAGTTTGAAATAGTAAGCATGGATTTCTAAATAAAGCATCTTCCAAACCTTCGGCACTGGCAAATGAATCACCTAATTCTTCTAATTTACCAATGGTTTTTAATATTTCGGTATTCACCTTTCTAGGGAAATCTTTACCACTTGATGAAAAACCTAAACCAAGAAGATATAAATTACTTCTAATATCACTAATACCTTTTACTTTGCGGCCAATCAAATAACTTTGTAGTGCAAGCGCACCTACAAAACTTATTACTTTATTTGGAACTGGTGAACACCGATAACTATAATCAGCCACACTCCCAATAAAACCACCGACATCAAGCAAATGCAGTGGTATTAATCTTGCATCATTTTTCTTTTTTTCTGCTTCCTCTTTTGCTTCTTGTGTTAAATCAAATACACCTACTGTCTGTAAAACTTTTTCAATGCGGACATCAACCAAACTTTTACCATAATTAAGTTTAATTAATTCTTTTCTACAAGCCTCGTCATCACCACCATGTTCAAGTAAACAATAAACTTGTGCCTTTGTATAACTTTTATTTGGTTCAAAAGGAGAAGCATTGCTACTGAAACAATAAAATACGCATCCTTTAACCGTCGCACTAACACCATCAGCAACATTTTTATTTGGTCTTGTCCATCTGTCAACATCCTCGGCCTTACTATGATATACCCAACCATGAGTTTTTAACATATTATCAAAATCACCATATTCATTGTAAGCATCTTCTGGACTTATTGCGTAAACTTTACCGTTGATTTTAACCATTTCTTTTTCAATTTTTTCTTGCATAATTATTTTTTCTTGGTCAAGATCAAAAGCACATTTGATTAAAAATCCGCGTTCCTCCTCGGTTATCACGCTTATTTTAAAATAGTTTCCTTGAATAAAGTCGTAACCTTGACTTGGTGCAACAAGTATCAAACCGCCTTCACCGCGTGTTTCAATTAAAGTTTTTTTGATGTCTTTACCGTTTTCATCAACACCAACCACTTTAGAAGCAAGCTTTAAATTACCTGATACCTTGGTTTCGCATCTATATGCCACATGAATACCACCGTTTTGGGTTGATTCAATAACCAGTCTATAAAACAGGTCGATTGAATTTTCCTTGACTTTGTTGCCCCACGCTTCAAATAGTTCACCTTTATTGTCAAAATCAATGAATTCCAAATTACCACTAATGGCACCGGTAACAAAAAAAATTGCATTAATTGCACTAGATTTAAAATAACCTACCAAATCATTATTGGTAGGCATTTCTTTTTGAAATTGCTTCCATTCATATTTTGGATGCTTATCTTTTGCTATGCAAGGAAGAACGCAAAATCCTTCGGCAAGTAGCAATACTGACTCGTCAAGTAATTCCTGATTCATATTTAGTTACTCGCTTTCAAAATTTCAGATTCCTGTAATCTCATTCCATGTTCAAGCACTGCGATAGTGAACATGCGATCAATTAAATCTTGTGGTGGGTTTTCATTATTTTCTTTTACAAATTCAGTAACCTTCTTTTGAATATCCATGTATTCTTGAAGGTATCGTTTATATAAGATGTTAAGCTCAGGCATTGTTTTTGTTTTGATGATCTCATTTTTTTCTTGCGTGCGCTTAACAAGTAACTTTTTTTGCTTGGAAATTTCTATTTCGTTTTGCATTTATTATCTCCGTTAAATTTTATTAATTAATGATTGCAGGAATGTATCACAAAAGCCAAAAACAACAATATGGAAATAAACCAGATAGTTGAAAACATTTTTTCATTGAATTCTTTATCGTTCATTTTTTTTATTATCCCAAATAGAAGTTGATTTAATCATATTGCCGTTGTTATGCAAACATATTATAGAACCATCAGAAATACATAAATCTTTTCTATGATCAGTTCCACCTCTAACCATAACCTTAACAATATCAAGACCAGTCGATAATCTTAATTTATTTACTTTCTTTTGAGATAAAATTTGTCTCATTTTCATCCTTTACTATTTAAATTTTTTTCTAAAAAATATCTCAAAACAACCATAATTTCAAGATATTCACCATGCTTTCTATTTTTTAAAAGAAGAGAAAGCTCTACTAAATCAGATGCATTTACATTAATATTAACTAAATTATCATTTAAAAGCTTACAGAAAAGCTCAGCGCTTTCTTTTTTATACAAAGTATGTAAAAGTTTATTATTGCTGATTTCATATATATTGTATTTTTTAATTTGATAAGAACCAAATTGATGTTGGTCGTCTACTTCAATAACTTTGTAAATTTTATTATTATCTGTTAATTCAGGTTTTATTTTTGATTTAGCCTGTTCACCAACAGAAGAATTTCTTGCAAGAATTAAGCATACAGGGCAAGATAAAAATTTTTCATTAGTTTCTATTACTTCATAACCCATAATTTCTTGATGATGTATTGGACAATTCATTTTATTTTTCTCCTATCTTTTCTAAGCATTCTAAGCTTATTGCTGGTTTGATAAATCTTTTTAGTTTTGGTGTTTGCAATATATGTACACCAAATTCAGTTTGTTTTAAAATAAATACACAACCAATCAGCCAACCGTCAACATGAACTTTTTTACATATAAAGTCTTTCGGTTCTTCAATAATTGGAAAATCTTCCAGTTTAAGCATTTTATTAAACCTTTAATTCAATTGAATTATCATTTAACCACATAGCATGTTGTTTTAATCTTTCTGCAATTTCTTCTTTTCTCATTTTAATTCTCCGTTAGTTAATTTTTAAATTTTACGATTTTTTAACATTAAAATAAGCTTCACACACATACAATTGAACTTTATTGCATTTCAAAAGAACCAATTGTTTTTCACTAAAAGAAATGTAAATTATTGAATATCCTGCATAATTACAAAAGTTTTTCATGTATTGGCTATTAAAAACACGGTGTTTTTCATCAATAGCAGTGACGATTGAATTAAGCAATCCTTTGTCAAAATGGTAATCAATCTTTGTTGATTTACCAAACGGCACACCTAATACTAACGATGTTTTTGGAAACTCACGCGTAACCTTTTCAAGAAACATAAACTCTTTTGTAAAAAAAGGCGCATAGACACCATTATTTTCAAGATTAAATTTTTCAATACAGTCTTTAAATTCTAAAAGGCACATTGTTTTGCCACATGTTGCAATGATGTTGTTTGATTCAATTTTAAAACAATCCATTGCCATTCTGTGATGACTGCCAAGAGAAGCTTTAAGGCAAGCAATCTCTTTTTTATTTTCTTTTGTTATTGGAATTTTTGCAATACTCATTTCTTTAATCTCCGTTAATTTTTTTTGTTAGCCTAACCATTTTTATTTATTTATAGACAAGTCTTTACTTAAGTAAACACTATTTTTAACATTTTTAAAAAAATATGTTAAATTTTTATGTATGAACCTTGATGCACTTGATACTCTTTAATATTCCAAAACTTTTCGGTTGACTTTTTCTTAACTATAATTGACAAAGGGCGAACAAAATCAATATCAATCACCTGTTGTGTGAATTTTGGTACATCTTCACCCATATAATTTTTATTAAAATTTTGATACCACTTTTCAGCCTTGGTACGAGCGTATCCATCATGTTCAAAACAAACATATTCATCAATATAGCTGTATTGATAACGGTCATTATCTTCTTTGAATCTATATTGTACTTTAAGCATTTCACGACCATTTTTTTCGTGTATTGAATATGAAATATCATCTACAATTTTTTCTTCTTTTAAAGTCTTGGAGATTACTTCTTCGGTTCCTGCTAGCATTGCGTGTGTTACTTGGTCTTGTTCTGGAAATATAAAACCACAATGCGGACATGTTTTAAACGCCACATGTATTAAAGATTGGCAATTTTCACATTCTTTAGCCATATCTCTACTGGAAGCATCACCTGATTTTTCTTTTTTAGCTTTTGGGTTAAGATCGTCAACAGGCCCAAGTCGCATGACATTACCTGCATAATCAAGAATTAGGCAATCTTTTTTACCTTCGGCTATTCTAAAACCTCTACCAACTTGCTGATAATACAAACCACAAGATGCAGTTGGCCTCATCATAGCTATACAATCTACTTTTGGGGCATCAAAACCAATTGAAAGAATATTAACATTGCATATATATTTTATAGTGCCTGCTTTAAATTCGTTGATAATATCATCACGCATGGTATCGGATGTTTCACTTGAAAGAACTTCACAAGCAAGTTGTCCTTGCTTTTTTATTTCATCACACACATGGATTGCATGTTTAATACTAATGCAAAAAACAATTACAGATTTCCTATCATGTTGTGTATATTGAATTAGTTCTTTAACGGCACCGCTAACTATTTCATCTTTGTCAAGTTTTTCTTCTAATTGACTCTCGATAAAATCACCCATTCTAATAGTTAAATCTTTATCATCGAATTTTTCTAAACTAGCTTTGCAAATCAAATTTGATAAAAAACCTTGATCAATTAATTCTCTAACACCAACTTCATAACAAATTGTATTAAGCATATTTTCAGGCGCGCAAATCATACCGCCTTTTAAACGATAAGGCGTAGCAGTTAAACCTACAACTCTCACTTTAGGATTAATCACTTTCATATCTGCCAAAAAAGTTGTGTAGCGTCCTTCGGCTTCAACTGGTATGCAATGCGCCTCATCTACCATAATAATGTCAAATTTACCAAGTTGACAAGCACGCTTAAAAACGCTTTGAATTCCTGCTACAATTATTTGTGATTGATCGTTTCGCATATTTAGACCAGACGAATAAACACCAACACTTTTTAATTCTGGATTGTATGCAATAATTTTTTCATAAGTTTGTAGTAATAATTCTTTGACATGGCTTAAAATTAAAACCCTGCCATTCCATTTTGTTACTGCTTTACTTGCCATTTCTGCCATGACTAGTGTTTTACCTGCACCAGTTGGAAGGACAACACACGGTTGTTCAATTTTATTTGTTCGCAAATGATTAAATATTGCATCTACAGCTTCTTGTTGATACCATCTTAATTTTAAAGCCATTATTTATCTCCGTGTTCGATTCTGATTCGCCCGTAAATTCTTTTTTTAACCAATTCTTTTTCTCTGTAATAAAAAATATCACTATCATCTTTTTCATAAAATTCTATATATCCTTGAATATCATCAGCCTCAACAACACAATTTATTTCAATGCCATCACAATAAAATTTTATTGGTTTTTTATCCCAATTTTCTAGATTCACTTTCATTTTTTGCTATCCAAAAATGGCTTTATATATTCAAAGTAAAATCGTTTTGTTTTACTAGCTTTTGCCATAAAACTTTCTGTTTCTTGCTTTAAAAGTCTTATAGATTGTTGATCTTTAAAGTCCCAACCTAGCATTACTAGATCGCCTTCCTTACAGCCATCATCAAAATGAGGATAGCAAAATGTAAGTATTTTTTCTTTTCTATCAACCCAGCCATCGTTAGGGTGCGATGCTTTATAGCCTTCTGCTCTTAACTTCTCAATCCATAAAGATTTTTCTGTATCAGCTTCTTTGCATATTTGATTCCATCTGCCTTTAGCTTCATCATTACCTTTGCATAAATTTTCGTACATTATTTACTTTCCAAAAAAGGTTTAATCCAATCCATAAATTTTCCAAAATCTAATTCTAAATGGCAACTCATTCCTTCTTGTGCGCAAGTTTCTTCATCATCTAAATATCTTGATATTAACCAAGCCTTAATTTCTTCTTTATTAAATTTTATAGGTCTAATTAAAATTAAAGCCTTAATTAAACAGGTTTCACAAAGGCGATTGCCGTCAGACATTTCAACGACTTTTAATCCATGATAAGGGCAATCATCACATTTCACATCTACATCTGCATCAATTAATTCCATTCTCGCCCGCTTTCTTTAAAAATTGTTCTATTCCAATCAATAAAGTTTTTGTATCATATAAGTTTAAAGTATCAGCAGCTGATAAAGGTTTTCTTTCTATTGCCTTTTCGATTGCTTTGATGTTTCTTAAATGTGTGTTTTCTAAATCAAGTGTTATTTTCATTTTCCACTTTCTTTAAAAATTGTGTGTTTACGCATTTTTCAAGTCCTCCAACATTTCTTTAACTTTAAAATAATCTAAATTATCCCCTGTTTCATTTGCCTTAGATAGTTGCTGTATCACCTCATCAATCTTTTCTTTTTTGACGATGATTTCGCCTTCATTTAACAAATCTCTTTTATTTATATCTTTAACGATTTCCTCATTTACGCAATATTTGCAAACAAACCGATTATCTTCTTTATCGTATTTGTCAAATTTATAGTTTGAGCTGTCTTTGTGTTTCTCGCAAATCATTTTGTTTCCTTTAAATATTTACCAAATGAATCTCTTTTTAAGTATTTATGCTTTATTTCAGATTCTTTGGCAAAATCCCTGTAATTTTCTTGTATAACACTTTGATTAAATATGTAAGCTAAATCATCAATATCAACCAATACTTTTCCGTTGGATGGCAATTCCTCGCTTGTGTTTTCGCAGACAGTTTTATACATTTTCTTTATTCTTAATATATTCTCTAAGCTAAATTCAGCGTCTAACTGCATACAAAAATAATTAAAAACAAAATCCCGTTCACTTATCATTTTTATTCTCCAATAAATTTTTATTCTCAAAAATATTTCCGATAATTTCAAATCCTTTTTCATTTTTCCATTCAAATCCGCCTTGAAATCCTTGAGTATCTTGTTGCATAAACATAGCGTAATCTGGTCTGTATTTAACAAAAGAAATTCTTTTCATATAATCTTTTAAGATGTCATGCTCAAAAATAATATTTCCTCGTATATCTTTATGTCCAGTGCTTCGGCAAAGAGTGGCGTCTACTAAGTTTCTGTGATTAATAATACACGCACCTATCTGATAGTTATGCGAATTATCAACACTAAAACTATAAACTTCACCATTCTGATTTACGAAGAACGCATCCAGCCACCTTTTATTTTTATTATCCCAAGCCTTGAATTCCATGTCACTCCTCCGTCGGTAAAGATTCTATTGCTTTGATTGCGTTTTCTATTGTTTCTTTTTTCACATTAGCACTTAAAGGATTTTTACTTATTTGACTTAACTTTTGCTTTAAGAATCTTAATATTATATCTTTTGCTATTTCATCAATTTTCGGCTTATCCTCATTCTCATTCAAAAGTCGGCAAACTAGTTCGGCTGTTTTATTATCTACATCGCCACTTTTATCCTTACAAATAATAATACATTCGTCAGATAAAACGATATTTTCACAATATTTGTGACTATTAATCCTGTACTTTTCCTGCTCGCTCATTTGAGACTTTCCTTCCATTCTTTTATCGTTATTTCGTTTTTTACTTTTAGATATTTTTCTAATTCAATTAAAAGTTCTTTTTTGCTTAATTCTTTAAAGTCTTCAATCTTTAACATCTTAGGAATCTTTCTTGATTTATTAGCACCATGAGCTTCGCAACAAGCACCACAAAGAGAACACATCGGAGCGCCACAAACAAACTGTCCGCAATAATTGCAACCTTGCGTTGCTTTCATTCCGCAATTGCGACAAGATAAATTTGCATGTTCAGAGCAATAACCTTCTGAATTAATAAATTTACATAAACATCTGCTTCCATAAAAAGACCATAAACAATTG